ATCCGAGACAACGACCGTGTTGCTATCAGGTCAGGACACGGCGTCGGCAAGACAGCATTTTTAAGTTGGGTCGTCCTCTGGTGGATGTTGACCCACTACCCCGTCAAGGTAGCTTGCACAGCCAACACTGCTTCGCAGTTGTCGGATGTCCTCTGGCCTGAGATTAATAAATGGGGCAGAAAGCTGCCTGAGTTTTTTCAAAGCCAGCTTGAGTTTAAGTCCGACAAGATTGAACTCAAAGGCGGGTCGGACAGTTTTGCAGTCGCAAGAACGAGCCGGAAGGAACAGCCGGAAGCCTTACAAGGCTTTCATTCGCCTAACATGCTTTTCGTCGTCGATGAAGCATCCGGCGTCCCTGACATAATTTTTGAAGTCGGGCAGGGTGCAATGTCCACAGTAGGCGCAAAGACTGTCATGGTAGGCAACCCAACAAGGTCGTCAGGTTTCTTCTATGACGCCTTTAACAAAAACTCGGATCGGTGGTGGACGACACGAGTTGGGTGTGCAGACGCCACCACAGTTACAGAAGACTTCCTCGAAGACATGGCGAGGCAGTATGGCGATGATAGCAATATTTACCGCGTCCGTGTTCTTGGCGAGTTCCCTGAAGCCGACGACGATGTTGTGATACCTCTTTACTTGCTAGAGAGCGCGGTGACACGCGATGTCGAAGCGGTTGAGAATATCATGCCTGTTTGGGGCTTGGACGTTGCTCGTTTCGGTGATGACCGGACGGCGCTTTGTAAGCGACAGGGCAACGCTTTAGTCGAGCCAATCAAATCATGGCGAAATAAAGACTTGATGGAAATTTGCGGGATTATTCTTACTGAGTATGAAAGCACACCGTATTCCGAGCGCCCCGGTGAAATACTGGTTGATAGTATTGGCTTGGGCGCAGGGGTTGTTGACCGCCTGACAGAAATGGAGTTCGGCCCTAACATTCGCGGCATAAATGTTGCTGAAAGTCCTGCGCTAGGCCAGCGCTTTGGCAGGCTTCGCGATGAACTTTGGTTTAAGGCAAGAGAATGGCTTGAGGCGCGGGATGTTCATATGCCTCAAGATGACGAATTAATTTCTGAGCTTAGTTCTGTGCGGTTTAAATATTTGTCGTCTGGGAAATTAAAAGTTGAGAGCAAAGATGAGATAAAACGCAGGGGGAAAAAATCTTGCGATTTAGCCGATAGTTTTGTTCTGACATTTGGAAGCATGGCGTCTAGGGCGTCTTTTGGCTCCGCTTATGGATTTAGTAAATCGTTAAATTACAGCGATGCTGGTTGGATAGTATGAGTGACAAGGTTGTTGAGTTTCCTGTTAAGGGAACAAAAAAACAGAACTTTGGTTTTATCGAAGTTTCATACGACGTTGATCCCGAAGATATGGACGCGGCTATTTTTTGTCTCAGTTCAGCCGCAATCGGTTTGAGCGCAGGTGCAAACATCGACCATAAGTCGATTATGCACGGCGCTTTGGTTGTTGCGGCGCAAGCTGCTTTAACTGCTGGCTTCAGTCAAGGAGAGTTTAGGTACATAACCTCGACGATAGAGTTCCTTGACGAAACCCCCACGGATGTCTCTTAGGGGGGGTGGGTTATGCGCCTGATATTTCATAGTCGTGGTGGTTATGAAGAGGGCGCTACAGGAACAACCTTCAACCGCGATACTTTCCGACAACATAATTGGTGTGGTCGTTGGGGCGATTACTACGCTTCACAGCGTTACCCGCGCACATGGAAAATTAGGAAATGGCTAAAAAAGATAACTTTAGTCTTTACAGAGCTAAAACAAAAATTCGGCGCAGATCAAAGCGACCTCCGTTAAATCATCGGAAAAAGCTAGGGCCGCGTCATCACATGAGATAGTAAAATGCTAAACATTGGAATGATGAATATACCGGGCTTGCTTGCGGCACAGGGCATCGGCGTACCTGCAACCCCTGTGTTTCAGGAAGGCACAATGCAGATGGCAGGCAGTGATGTCCCTGTCGTGCGTGTAACGGGCGGTGGCGCTATACCAGCAGGATTGCTTGGCGACATACCTGTTACTTATGACGGCGGGTTTACACCAAAACCTCAACCTATGGCAGCCCCGCCTGCAAACATAGGTGCATTTGGTGCAATGCTCCCACAGGCGCAGCAGTCATTCAGTGACGCAATAGCTAACTTGTATGGTCTTGGTTTTAATATTCCGGCTCCAATGCCGACACCGCTTCCGGCTCCGGCTCCAATGCCGACACCGATGCCAGCGCCTGTCGTACCTTTGCCTATTCCTAATGTGCCGAACCTTGTGCCGGACTTCAGCGCCTTTTCAGGCCAGAATATTCAACTTCCATATTTAGGTTTTTAGATGGCTATTACATATCGCGGAGAGCGTTTTTCTGGCTACAACAAACCAAAGCGGACGCCCGGTAAGTCTAAAAAGTTTGCTGTCCTTGCCAAGCAGGGTGAGCAGGTAAAGCTAATCCGTTACGGCGACCCGAATATGAAAATTAAGAAGTCTAGTCCGAAGCGTCGGAAGTCATTTCGAGCGAGACACAAATGCGACACAAGCCCCCCGTCAAAACTGACGGCGCGGTATTGGTCATGTAAAAAATGGTAGGAGATTAATATGCCCGGTGGAAAAGGTAATTACGGTTACGGCTCTATGATGAGCCGATCAAAAAAGAAAACAACTAAAAAGAAAAAAGCAGCAAAAAAAAGGAAAAAGTAATGGCAAAAGGCGTCGCACATTATTTCCGTGATGGCACTCGTCACAAAGGCGGTACGCACAAGATGCCAGATGGCAGTTTGCATAGCGGCGCTAGGCATACGTCAAGCAGCAAAAAGCTGTTTCATTTTGGACAACTATCTAAGACGGCTCAAAAAAAGGCAAGGAAGCGAACATGAATAATATGCAGGGCATGTATATACGCAAGGTGTTTATGAAGCCTCGCGGCAAATCCATGAAGGACGAAATGATTGAGGATAAGCCCAAGCGTAAGAACCGCAGAAACTACAAAAAGAAAGCTGCCAATCAAAAAGTCGGCAAGTTTAGTTCGGAAGCCTAATGTCTCGCGCTGTTCCCACGGATAAGGCTAAATATGCCCGCGCTACTGCAAAGGTAAAGCGTCGGGTCAAAAAATGGCCTTCAGCATACGCATCAGGTCAGGTCGTCCAAGAGTATAAGCGAATGGGCGGCGGATATAGGACGGTCAAAAATGGCAGCAAAAAGCAAACCAAGAAAAGGTCTGGTTAAGTGGTTTAAAGAAGATTGGCGGGATATTTCCACAAAAGATAAATCAGGCAAGCATCCCAAATGCGGACGCCCTAGCGGATCAAAGCGTGGTTATCCAAAATGTGTTCCAGCTTCAAAAGCCGCTTCCATGAGTGCAAAAGACAAAAAACGAGCGACGGCTCGTAAAAGGGCAACTAACCCTAGCAGGGGTAAAAAGCCTACATACGCAAGGACATAAAAATGGCGATAAATGAACTCGATTTTCGTTCAATCATTAAGAACGAAATACAAAACGCCCTGAACTATTACGACACTGAGTTTAGCCAAGAGCGCATTGACGCAATGGGCTTTTATCTCGGTGAGCCTTTTGGCAATGAAGTAGAGGGTCGCAGTCAGGTTGTCGCCACAGAAGTCAGCGATGTGATTGAATACATCATGCCGTCGCTTACAAAGATATTCGCACAATCTGGTCAATACGCTCGATTTGTAGGGCGTCAGCCAGAAGATGTTCAGGCAGCAGAGCAAGCCACTGAACTCGTCAATTTTGTTATCAATAACGATAACAACGGTTTTCGTGTCGTCCATGACTTTATGAAAGATGCCCTACTTTTTAAGATGGGCGCGGTCAAATTTTATTATGACGAAACCGAAAAGACGGAAGAAGAAGAATATGAGGGTCTGACCGAAGACGAGCTGGCTTTGCTTGTTGCCGATCCGAACATTGAAGTTATTGAGCAAGAAGCGATTGAAATGGGCATGACCGCCCCTGACGGAACTGAAATACCAGTGTCCGTGACTTACAATGTCAAAGTCAAAAAGACTGAAATGTCAGGCAAGGTCAAGCTGCTTAACATCCCGCCGGAAGAATTGATTTACAACCGCCGGGCGACATCATTAGAAGACTGCTCGTTCATTGCTCACCGTTCACAGGTCACTGTCAGCGACCTAGTGGCAATGGGTTATGAGCGCGAAATGGTCGAGCAATATGCTGGCTATAACGACCTTGACAATGACCAAGAGCGTCAACGTCGTTTTGAAGACTTAGAAGACGGCCCTGAAATTGACAGCAGCGACCCGTCAATGCGTGAGGTATTAGTAACTGAAGGGTATATTTACGCAGACTATGATGATGATGGCATCGCTGAACTACGCCGCTTTGTGGCATTAGGTGACGGTGCTGAGATTGTCGAGAATGAGCCTTGGGATGTAATCCCGTTTGCCCTTCTCTCACCCGTGTTAATGCCACATCGTATGGTCGGACGTTCCGTGGCTGAAATGGTTATGGACTTACAGTTAATCAAGTCCACCATTTTGCGGCAGATGTTGGATAATCTTTACCTGTCCAATAATAGCCGTGTGGTGGCGGTTGAGGGTCAGGTCAATCTTGATGACCTTTTGACCTCCCGTCCGGGTGGCATTGTTCGCTCAAGGGCGCCGGGCATGGTGCAACCTTTGTCCGTCCCGCAAATCGGCGCACAAGCATTTCAGATGCTTGGTTATATAGATGAAGTGCGTGACCAGCGCACAGGCTTTTCAAAAGCGTCAATGGGTCTTGACCCTAGCACGTTGCAGTCCACAACAGCAGCAGCAGTCAATGCCACCATACAGGGCGCTCAAGCCAAAATTGAAATGATTGCGAGAGTGTTTGCCGAAACTGGCATGAAGGATTTAGCAAAGGGCGTTTTGCATTTGTGTCAAAAGCACATGAACAAAGAGCGCACAATCCGTATCCGCAATGAATATATTCCGATTGACCCAAGGGCTTGGGACAATGAATTTGACATTGAGGTAACTGTCGGGCTTGGCACTGGCAACGAAGACCAGAAAACAGCAATGATGTTACAGGTCTCTGCCAAGCAAGAGCAAATCTTACAACAGCTTGGTCCAAACAATCCGATTGTCAACATTACTCAATATGTAAATACGCTCAAGAAGATTGCAGAGACAGCAGGCTTCCGAGACACAGACCAATTCTTTAATTCAGGCCCAGAGGTCGAGCAAGCAATGGCTGCACAGGCGCAACAAGCGCAGCAACCACAAGTAAATGCTGAAGTTGAATTAGAGCGACAAAAAATGGAAATGCAAGTGCAGTTGCAACGCGAAAAAGCGGCTGCTGAATTACAGTTACAACGTG